AATTTGAACATTCAGTCCAAGCAACTTGCGAATCTCTTATTTCTTTTATTACATTTTTAGTAGTAACATTTTCTCCACCAACACCTGCTTGTTCCCATTTACTTTCTGCAAATTTTATAATATCTTCACAAGTTTCTTTTGGTACTGCATTTGGATAATGCCAAAAATCAACAGTCGCACTATCTAACTCTAACTTCTCTTCATCTAATGGTATTTTACGTATTGCTTGAACGTTATTCATATTACTCCTTTATAATATTAATCTTTTGAAAACGACAAAGAACCCGGGTTTGTTACGGTAACAGTGGCATCTTGGTCTGTGACTGACAATTTATTAGTACCACTGTCATAAGTCACATCATAACCAGCATTAGAAGCAACAGCTGCTCCTGAAGTATCTGTGTTTGCTAAACTTGATATGGCTGTGGCAGTAGAAACATTAGAACCTGCTACATCTCTAGATACTGTAACTGTAGTTTGTAAACTTTCTGTAGCACCTTGAGTTGTTGTGTCTTCATATGGGGTAGTATTACTTCCATCATTTTGAGTTATTGTAATAGAAAAATCACTTGTGTTTTCTGCTGAATCACTAGTAAATGTAACTACTTTATGTGCTACACCACCAATTGTTTTATCTGAATCTGTACCAGTATCAAACTTAGATACAAATGTACTGTTTGCATTTAATGCTGCTTGTATTCTATCTCTTGCATCTGAGGCAGTTTCGCCATCTGCGAATGTTCCACTGACAGTTATGGTAGCATCTGCATTTGTAATAGAAAATGTTGCAGGATTTTGAGTAATAACTCCTGCCAATGACCATGCTTCACTTGTACTATTGGCAGTAACAAAACTAGTTGATGCACCATCAGCTAAATTACCCGTAGCAAAGCTACCACCTGCAGTAAGACCTCCACTATTTATTGTAAATGTTTTACCAGTACCATTTTGTACTCTAGCTCTTCTTCCAGTTGCTGATACCTGAGGACCATTAGATATTCTCATAGGACCAATAGTAGCATTTGATGCACAAACGACCCTACCTTGATTTGGACTAAACATTTCTATTCTTGTACTATTGGGAAAGTTTCTGATATAAAGTCCATCAGGTCTAGGTGAAAAACTACCAAATTCTTGTGAACCATTTATTGTTATATAAGAACCGGGAGCATAGTTAGGACCAGAAGGTGTACCACCTAGAGCTTGTGCAAAATCATTTTCTCTTGCATTGCCGGGCTGACCGGGGGAAAGACCGGGGATAGTTGGGTCTGTTGGTAAAAACATTCTATTAGTTCCGGGTTGCGAAAAAGGACCAGAAGGAAACTGTGTCATTGTTGCACCACCGGGGCTTCTTAAATTTGAATCTGCTGTATACGTATGATTACTATCTACATCAACAGTTAGACCACTAATACTACCAACATTACTTGCATCACCAGTTCCACTAGTATTTACACTTGAATCTGTGCCACCAGCATCAAAATCAGACCTAACACCAAAATCTACAACTTCATTTACAGGACTTACTATTTCATTTGCTGTGCCTGAAACTGTAAATGTTGACTTATCTTCAAATAGTAATCTTATAGTGCCACCATCATCACCGAATAATTTTTTTACTCTTCTAGGTGTCGCACCATCTAAAGCAAATAGTCTTTGTATTCGTCTAACCGTACCACTATCTAATCCAAATAATTTAGGCATGTTGTCTCCTTAGTATTGTCCTACAAATAATGCACCATTTGTAAAGTCACCCGATACAGGGTCAGCATTACCTGCATCGTCTTCCATAACTAGTATCTGTGCTAACTCCTGTTGAACAAAAGCTGTTGTTGCAATTCTTGTAGTACTGTTATTTGATGCCTGTGTAGTTGTAGTTGGATTGCCACCTAATCCTACATCATCGGCTATCTTTGCTGTTGTAACTGCATCTGCCGCTATTTTAGCAGTAGTAACCGAGTCAGATGCTAGATGTTCTGCATCAATAGACCCTGCGGCATAGTGTTCAGAATCAATAACATCGTCTGCTATTTTTGTACCATCTATAATGTCAGCAGCTAAATGTGCTCTGTCAATTGAACCATCAGTATAATGTTCTGAATTAACTGCATCATCAGCTAACTTTGTTCCATCAATAGCGTCTGCCGCAATCTTGGCAGTTGTAACTTGTAAGTTGGCTATGTGAGCAGTATCAATACTACCATCCACATAATGTTCAGAATCAATTGAATCATCAGCTATCTTAGCATTCGTAACTGCATCTGCATTTATCATTGCAGTTTCCACTGCATTGTTAGCTATTGTAACTGCTCCAGTGTTTGCCATAGTGACATCACCTGAAAGTGCAGCAGATGTAAAGCCTGTTCCATCACCTATTAATATTTGCGTGTCTGCAACTGCTTTTGCAGATACAACTCCTGAACTATTAGCATCTCTTACCAATACTGTGTTTGCAGCTGCGTCAGCTATCTTTGCTAACGTGACATTAGAATCTGCTATCTTAGCAGTTGTGATTTGAGAATCAGCTATATGAGCAGTATCAATTGAACCATCTACATAGTGTTCAGAATCTATTGAATCGTCAGCTATCTTTGTTCCATCTACAATGTCAGCAGCTAAGTGTTCTCTATCTATTGACCCATCTACATATTGGTCACTGTCTATGGAGTTAACCGCCATTTTAGCAACCGTTACTGCATCATCTGCAATCTTAGCTGTAGTGACATTAGCATCTAGTATCTTTGCAGTTGTTACAGCATTACTTGCTATACCTCCTGCTGCAATCTGTGGTCCTTCGCCTGATGTGCCATCGTGACTGTGTCCACTTGTACCGTTAAATGCACCTTGTATGGCATCAAACTCACCATCAAGGTCTGAAGCATTGATTACGTTACCATCAGCAATGTTGTTTGCTGTATCGTTACGAGTATATCCTGTTCCCATTTTTTTATCTCCTAGCGTTAGTAATATACTGCAGGGTAGCAGCGTCTATGGTAAATGTAGCATCTACATTTGTTCCCACGGTTTCATATATAAGTGATACAGTAAATCCTGAACCTATAGTCTGAACTTCATAAACAGTTTGTTGTTTTCCACCAAACGTAGATGTTCCAAAAGTTCCAACACCATAAGTAAAAGAGCTACCACTACCGCTTGACAACACTGTTGAATTTGGTTGAACCGAATTAAGTTGGTCAAAATCAAATTTAAGTGTATAGGAAAGCTCTAGTTCCCCATCCGTGTCTAAGTATGTCGTACCTTTATATATAGTTTTTCTAACCTTTGGGTCTCCTAAAGGTATGAAAGGTGTGGCAAATGTTGCAGGTATAGCTGTTCCATCAAAACTATTTCCCTGTTCCATTCTATAAATGTAACCATCAGTAGCACCAAAAAATACATATTCAGTACGACCATCATACTCACTGTATGCGGCATAAGCATTAAAACCACGTAAATCATTAAAAGACATTGCTGTTTCTAATTGTGTGGCTGCTATACCTTTTGCGGCATCATTTGTAAAACCTGTATTATACCCAAATATTCTATATTGACTTTTCTCACGAATGACTGTACTTGTAAAACCATTTGGACTGCTAGTTACTAAATCTAATATTTCAGCTTGTATTGTTTTTGATACAGCGGCAAGATTAAAATCTCCAATCTTATCTGTGGCTGAAAAAAGGCGTAACCCATCAGGTCCTAAGAATATAACATCTCCACCTATTTCTTGGATGGTGTCTTCGGCAACACAACCTAAGTCACGAGACACAGGTTGCAATTGAAAATCAGCTACACTATTACCATTTAGTACGTTTATACTACTTTCGCTAAATATTATTAGTTGCTCACGAAATACAATTAAACCTGTAATTGTATCTGCCACATTAATTATACCACCACCGTTAGCAATTGTCAAGTCATTATCTTTATAAGGTGCAGAAAAGACTATCTTTTTTCCATTACCAAAAACTATATGGTTCTTAAAATTTACTACAAAACTTGCACCTAATACATCTACTGGTAAAGAGCTTAATTGTTCAAACGTAGTTCCATCAAATCTAAATGGTTTGCCTGTCCTATCAACAAGCATAAGTTTTTCTGTACCATCAAAGTCATACTTGAGAAAGCGTACCTTGCCTGAACCACCTATTGTAACACCTGCACTATTATAAGTTGCATTGTCACTTATCTGTGTCCATCCTGACCCACTAGACCTAAATAGGTCATCTCCTCTTACTGCATATACTTGGTCACCATACCTATGAAGACCTCTAATAACACCTGTATTTGGAATAGTAGCTGTATCAAACTTTTCGTATCCTTCTACTCTTCTGTATCCACCAAAGATAGATGGCTCAAAGTTACGCAGTATACGTGCTGAACCGGGTGCTTGAAATCCTTGCTGATAAGGAGAAAGGTTTGTTATCAAGCCACCTTTAAATTCAAATGAATGGGTTTGCCATGCGTCTGCCATTAGAT